TTATTGATAATCCTGATTGGGCAGACTAAGAATGGCTTTACGTCGCTCACGAAACATTTCCGCTCGCTCCTGATCAAATAAGAGGCCTGCTTTTTCTGTGTGATATTTCATAGATTGAGTTGGCGGGCGCCACACCGGCGTCCTTCCGGTAGCCAATGCAAAAGCATCTTTTTTGCCAACACCGCCCTGGCGCAATATCCTTATTATTTCTGGCTGCGTTAAGCCCGCCTTACGGGCAGCGGACACCAAATTAAACATCTTCTCAAATGATTCGTCATGCGCCTCTTTTGCATCCTCCACAGCGCTATTTAATCGAGATTCCGACACCTTGTTAGGGTTTCGGAACGCTGATGTAAATATTTTCGTTGCATTAGATTTCTCATCCTTAAATTCAAAAGAGCGGTAATACAGCGCGATCTTCGGATCAAACGTGGTAGGGCGGAAGCCAAAGAATGCGGCAACCTCCTCGCCAGGCTTATATTCCTTGCCCGAATTACTGACATCCCCCGAAAGAGCCTTGCTCATTCTTTCGATATTATTCACAAACCCAGGCTGAAGCGCTTTCCGTAGGTGATCAACAATGCTCACCGTTTGATCAACCACTGGGGCGTCAGGATTAAATACTTGGCCACCAGAGCCCTTCTTGTTATTAACCGCCTCCATGATCGCTCCAAAAGCAATATCCTGCCCAAAGAACGGTTGTAGCATTTCTCGCGCCGAATCGGTGATCATATCTCCCATCGGCTGACCGCGAAGAATGGCGTTAATTGGCCGCTTCCAGTAGTTATATGGGTCTAAGAAGCTCATATCCAGAACTTGAATCTGCCCTTTCTCGTTGCGCCCCAGAGCCATTAAATTCGAGTTTTCAGCCCACTCGGGAGCCATATCCCTGAACGCCTCTTCCTCGTCATCATCCATCCCCATCATTGCCATGCTCAAGGCTTGAATGCCGTATATCCCAGCAGACGCCAAAGCCAAACCGGCAATCTTGCGACGGGCGTATGCCGGACTTGTCTTCATATCTTCCCTTAAGTAACGCAGCATATGAAAGCTGGTTCTAATTATCTCCGCAGGGAATGAAACAAATGTTCCTGCCAACGGGAATCGCCGCAAACGCTGCACCGCACGCCCAGTCATTGAATAAGTTGGATAGGTGTTACGAATGCGCTCAGCGGCCTCAAGCTCCGCATCAGCCTCACTCAACCCTTTGTGCTTTATCAGCATGGCTTTTTCGTTCTCATAGCCAATGATCTTCCAGAAATCATCACCATACTGATAAAATTTTTGGGCGTACTCATTTGCCTTGCGAATATTTGAGAACGGTTTTTTATCAAACAAAGAGCTTTCTAGCTGCGAGTCAGACAATAAGTCCATCATTTCGCCGGCATATGGCGTATCGTAAATAACACCCAGCTCTTTTAGCTTCCGAAGATACCCGTCCTTTCCTTCTTGGTGAGTGAAGTATTCACGCATTGAAGATAGCGATTTACGCATTTGCGTGAGGTCAAAGTGGCCATTGGCCATTGCGAAAAAGGCCGCACTCATCCAGTTGCGAAATGCGGTTGTTGGTGAAAGCACTGTCTTCCCATACTTAACCATGCCATTCCATCGGATAATCGTTCGCATTAAATCGCCCATCTGCTCTTTACCAAGCACATCCTTAAATGCCTGGTCTATCTCTGGGTATGTGTAGTACCCATTCAACGGTGCATAAACCTCCGAGCCATCAGCAGCGATAAGGCGAGTTGCATCTAGTGGACGATTTTCTTCTGTGAACAAAAATCCTTGCGCTAAGCCTAGCTCCTTAACGCGATCAAGAAATTTTTGATTCATTACCAGTCGGCTCATTTTTGTAACCGACTTGGTGAAGTTTATTTTAGGGTCGGTGTACTCTCCCAATAGAGCTCGAATTTCGGGCGCTATTTGCTTCCGACGCTGCAACACACTTAAATCTTTGGCGCCAAGCTTAGACTCCTTAATAAAACCTTCCAAGCTGTCAAATGCCGTCCCTTCCTCCAGCATAAGCTCAATAACTTGAGTGACTTTACGTTGAATCTCGCTGGTTACATCGCCACCTTCTGCATATTGCTGTTCTAAATATTTTGCTGCGGCATCAAACACCTCTCTTGGTACTTTTTTGGGCCAAGTGGGATCATCAAATGCACGATAAGAACGATGAACATAAGTATCTAAATTATTAAGCACGGTTTGAAGTAAGGCCGCTTTTTCCGATATAGCGCGAACCTTGGCCATCGCCGTACCGGTTTCAAGGCGCAGCCCAGACTCTTTAATCGCTGCCTGAATAATCTCATTCTGCTTTTTGGTCGCGACAGCTTTGTCAGCCGGTTTATCCGATTTTGGCTCAATTTTTCGAGCTTCCAGCACTGCATTGAAGATGCCCTGCTCTTTCTCACTTAGGTCTGACTTCATGCCACTAATCTCACTCTCTAAGTGAGCTGCATATTCTTTTGACAAAGACTTTATAACAATGCGCATTTTTATTATTTCTTCGCGCACAACTTCAGGTATGTCCGTGTTCACATCACTACCGCCCAGCGACTCATTAATCGCCGCTTTTTCCTCGTCAGAGAGCTTATCAAATGATTTACCATACCCAGTCAAAACCGAATGCTCAAAACCGCTTAACCGCTTAGTAATGTCGAATTCCATGCCGTTTAGTTTTGCATCGCGGTCAATTTTAGCTTTGAAAACATCTTGTGGCAGCAACCCTCCAGCGGTAAATTCCCGCCGCAACGCTTGCTTTGCCCTTTGAAAAACAGTCTTATCTTTATTCCCTAGGCTATCAAAAGCCTCGTCATAAGCTGTGCGTGGAGCTACCTCTACTTCGCGATCCGGGTCTAGCTCGGCGGTGCGCGAGTACATCATCCGAGTTTCAGCCTGGCGAAGCTCGTCGTTTACCGCCTCAACAGTTACCCGGTCTTCATCCCAAATGACATAGTTATAGGTTCCATCCTTGCCGCCAATGATACGGCTACCGGCATCACTATAGCGAAGGCCAGGAATTCCGACCGAGCTCAATACCATGCTCGCTTGTTTTCCGGCATCCATCGACCGCGGCGCATTTACGCCACCAAAATCAACAGCAAGACGCAGATACGCCTCACCACCAGTGTCGTTTTTAAACCTTCCCAAGTTTCCGGCCGCATTAGAAAACGCAGATTTAATTTTGGCTGACTGCTCTCTAAGAGGCTTATCCCAATCAAGCAGCTCACTATCTTCTGGAATATCAGCTTGATAAAGATTGCCTTTGGATGAGTCACCATCGGTTTGATAATCGCGGTAGTATTCAGCGACAGCGCGCTTACCAGCAAAATACAAACCCCAGCCATAAGCTTGAGCGCCCTCGCCGGAGCCAATCGCATCAAGACTGAAATTATCGAAATCATGCCCGGTGCCGTGGTACACCGACTGGTTAAACATGTCACTGGTTTCACGGCGCCCTGCCCGCTTGCCCTCCGCAAAAGCTTCGCCTATACGGTAAACAAGGTCGCGGCCTTGGCGACGAGCTGAAATATCTCTCCCAAACATGCGGTTCATCAAGCGCTGAACAGCTAACACAATCCTATTCCAGACCTTATCGGAGAACGACAAACGGTCTTGTGCGATGCGAGCTAATATTTCTTCGGCTTTTAGTGCGTCGGAGCGACCATCTTCTACGCGCTCCACCTCGTTATATAGCGCCTCAAGCTCCGGTGAATCTTTGGCCGCGTTACGAAGTGAAGTAAGAAACTCGGACAAAGTAGCAGGGTCAACAAATCCCAACCCTTTATGCACGAGTAATTCGTGACGCAAGGTTTCTTCGAGGTCGGCAATGGAATCAAGTGCTTCGGTATAGATAAATAATGTATCGGTTTCGGGGTCGTACCCTCCTTTTGTTCTGAATGGTGCTGCCGATCCGTGGGCTTCTTCATGGGTGCGAAATACCTTAACAGTTACATCATTAGCGCCCGTATATTGCTTGAGGAATTTGTTAATGGCAATTTTTGCCGATCCCAAGCCTACGCCTTTAGGTGTTGCGCCGGCCTCGTTAGCCGCGGAGCGTGAGTATAGAATCTCCGGCTTATCCATAACTACCAACTGCGTACTTACGCCTGTTGGCCGGAATGATGATTTAAACGAGCCATCAGGCAGCGGCTCCATGACGCCGCCTATTTCCTCAACCCACGCCTTAAATTCGCTATTAACTTTATCGCTTCGATGACCGGCCATGCCGGAAGTAACAGCCACAAGCCGGCCGCCCGGCTTCAACAATGAGTAGGCGTGACGAATGTGCTCAATATCCGCGTTTTTCTCAAATGGCGGGTTCATTACAATTCGGTCGTACTCGCCTTCTTGCTCAAGGAAGTCCCGGCCAGCTGGTTCATACCCTTTTGCCGCCAATAGATCCCGCAATGATGAATCAATTTCCACCACTTCCAACTCGGCGTCTGGATTAGCTTCTCTAATCGCATCAGCTATATCGCCCTTGCCCGCAGAAGGCTCAAGCACCTTCATGCCAGGCTGAATATCCGCTTCATCCAAAAGGCGTTCGACTACAGGTTCAGGAGTCGGGAAGAAGCCAGCTATTTTCTTTCCGACCAATGCCCGCTCTTTATCCCGTAATGGATCAAGTTTTACCTTTTCACTAGACTGCTCTATGGCGTCAAGCTCGCGAATAGCGGCACGCAAATGTTCACCTGTTGCGATACCCATTCGCTCAAGGCGACCAATCTGTTCGGCTTGGCGCTCAAGCTGCCAGGGGAGTGCAAACTTTTCTCTACGGCCATATTTATTGGTGTAATACTTACCCACTTTCGCTTTAATCTTTGCCACGGCATCAGGTGATATAGCAATCTTATCTTTCGCTTTCCCACCCTCTTTGATGAGCTGGTCGCTTAGACGCTTTAATCCCGCGATGTTGGCAATATCTCGACCAAGATCAACAACCATTTCGCCGTACATTGCGTAGCGAGGCATTTCAATCAAAGGGGCATAATCATCAACTGTTATGCCTTTTTTCAAATCACCTTGGCTAGAACTGTACCCATCGTAATTAGGGTCGTTGCGCATAGAAGACGGGATGGCTAAGCGCTTAATACTAAGTAATTCGCTCAGCTGGGTAGTTGCGCTCAGGTTTGCCAAGAATGGCGCGTTACCTGCATCTACCGCGTCAGCCACATTGCGTAGAATGCGGGCATATTCAATTTCACGAGCTGCGCTATTTTCGGCGCTTGCCGCCATTCTTGCGCGGCGCGCGGTATTGGTTTGGCGATTAGCACCCAATTTTTCATTGGCTTTTTCTTCGGTTTTAGCTGCTAACTCACGGAGCTTAGATACTCGGCGATCTTGCTTGTCGGCTTGCCGCTCAGCAACCTTGTCACTGTTATCAACATCCTCGCCCTGCAGCCATCCGGTGAATAACTCGGCATCTTCGCGGGATTTAAAATAAAAATTACCTTTCCAGTAGCCGCCGCCCATAGAGCGCGCCATTCCGGCCGCTTCCTTAAACTTGTCTTTTCCTAGACGAGTTTGCAGGCTCACATTAAATATAGGCTCGCCGGTTTTGCCGTGCACGCTTTCTTCAATAGGATTAATGTCCAGCTCATCGTCAACATCCAGCCCAGACTTAACGGCTTTCGCTGCGCGCTCCGCGTCCATTTCTTCAATGGTTTTACCGGCTTTCAGTGCGTCGTACTGGCGCAATTGTTCCGGGCTAAACTTATCTTTACCTTTGTATTGAACGAATGCCTCAAATTCTTCGAGCGTTTCCGGGGTTTTTAAGGACTTATTGAGCGCGGTAATTTGCGCCTTACGCTCCTCAACTGCAGCTTTGCGGTCATCTGCATATTGGCGCAAATCCTTCTGTGTTAAACCGTCTAGCCGTTTGCGCGCATCACTGATTTTCGACTCTAAATCATAGCCCCCGGTGCTAGTCATAAAGGCTTCATGCACCGTCAACCACTCATAGTCGGTAATCATTTTTTTGAATGCCATATCGACTAAGCTATTTTTCTTCTCGCCACTAAAATTAGGGCGAGCAATAGGCGTCAACTGCTTAATGGTTAGCTTGCTTAACTGTTTTTTAATGGCGTCGGGATCAGAAACTAAAGTTTCAAAAGAAGCGCGAACATCATCAGCTTGAACGGCATCACCACTTTCTGTAATGGCGACAAATACCGATTTATGGTGGTCATAGTTATAACCGTCATCCGGTAGCGCCGGCAGCTCTTGATTGTCAGCGCCCTTTTCTTCAATTATTTCGCTGTAGCCCTCGTCATTCGTGGCTTTCGGCTCTTGACTGGCACTTGATTCAGCAGGTTTTGCATCGCTGGCTTTGCTGCCATCCGATTGCTCAACACTCGGAAACTCTTTGATTTGCTCTAGTAACGATTCAATGGGCGCATCAAGGCGAATAACACGCACGTCCTCGCCGTTGTCGCGCTTTGCCATCCACTGATGGTGACCATCAAGAACATGGCCGTCACCAGACACAAGAATAGCGCGGTCACCACCGGTAAACTCTTTGGCCTTCTGTACCTTGGCCTCGGAAAATTCAGACTGAGTAGCCTTTAACGAGGCCGCTGGGACGGTTTCTTCGGCTCCTGTAATTCCTCGTGCTTTAAGGAAATTAGCCAGCGCGCCACGATGCTCCGCTTTAACTTGCGGCATATCGCTTCTTGGAATATTTTTAGTACCAGAAGCATCACTAAAAGCTGTCCACTCGTCATTAAGCTTTTCCCCGCGTACTTCCCCGCTTACTTCCCCGCTTACTTCCCCGCTTACTTCCCCGCCTGCATTTTGAGGCGCACTACTTGCGGTCAAATCGCTTTGACCCTCAGATTGAGTGGTTTGTGATTCACTAGAAGCGTCGAGCAATGAGGTTTGCCCGCGTGCGGCGGCAACGTCTGCCGCCCGGTCGGAGCCGGTTAGATTGAAGTCGCTAACATCCTTGTCTGCCTCGGCTTTTTGAGCCTGCTTAGCCTCAGCTTGTTCTGCTTGAGATTGCGCAGCAGCTTGCGCGGCTAGCTCTTGCTCGGTTTGCTGGGCGAGGTTGAACTGTTCGCTTTCTGTTCCGCTCTGAATTTCTCCCGCATCGCTGCCCGCTTGGGCTTGATCCGCTCGACCGTCGCCATTATCTCGGCTAGTGACGGTTTCGGTGTTCCCTTTGATTCGCTCATAAATAGCACTCGCTAGTGATTCATTGGTGTCGGTTTGCTTGTCGATTGATTCTAGTTCAGATTGCGACACGCCGCGATCTAAAGCCTCATCCCACAGCATAGCTACTGTGCGTAGTGGTGCGTTTTCACCCGCATCAAACAAATAAGCGCCACTCTCACCAATCCAGTTATCGACACTGGTTTCGGTTGTAGGGTCAACAGAATCTAAGAATGAAGCCTCATCAAAGAGAGATTCCCAGTCGCTTCGGGTATCTGGCCCATCGTAGCGGTCACGGTCTGCGTCGATAGCATCCATCATCGCAGAAATGGCGCGCACCTGTTTTGGCCCCATTTTCTTGCCTTCAAGCGCCTTATTTACTGCAGCCCTAACAAAGCCGGCACTAGGCAGGTCGCCATTATTCTTAAACCAGTCAGGGTTTTGAGATTTAGTGCGACCGTTGATTGCGCCGTTATCATCCGTAAGTAAGGCAATGCCGCCACCCTCAATCAACTCACTTGCCATTACAGGCAAGCGCTCACGGTACTCAGGGTTTGCGAAGCGATCGTCTAGGCCTTGTGCGCGAACAGCATCAAGTTGCGGCGTATCAATTGCATTAGGTAGTCGCTCTACCGTAGCGTCACGCGCCTGCCCTTTGCCGATCGCTGCGGCTTCAAGCCCCGCATTTATTCTTGCGTCATCAGGCGCGGCAAACTGACCTTCATAAGCCTCTTGGTTCGCTTTTGTTTTTTGCTCTCGGCGCTGGCGGTAGTCTTCCGGCATTCCGGCAATTATTACGCCGCCTGCGCGGTTTTGATCTTCAATACCTAAATTGGCATCGCGGCCAATATACGGCCCCTGCCCAATACCTAAAGGTGATTCAGGTGTCGCCGCACTCCCTTCCGGCGCCTGCTCAAATTCATCAAAGCGCTCCAATCTTGGCGCATCACTAGCTGCATTATTCGCGTCAGTATTGTCGGCAGGTACAAACTCGCCTTCGCGATACCATTCAGAATACGGCGCCTCGCCAACAACATCCTCATAAAGCGCAGCCCCGTTTTCATACAGACGTTTTGCCATCCCTTCGCGGCCAGCTTGTTTCGCAACAAACGCGCGCTCCAATATCTTTTTGGCTCTAGTGAGCTTGTCGACGGCTTCTTTATCGCCAGCCTGACGCATAACCTCAATATCACCGTCGATACCGTCAACTACTTCACCAGTAGGTCGACCGGTTTGCGCATCACGACGACCAATGGGTGTGTCGTATTGGCTATAATCGGTTGTTGGCGTGCGTAATTGCTCGTTAAGCGATTCAATATCAAAATCAGTATTTACACTTGTGCGATTGCTACCAACATCGCCAGCAAGGGCGTCTGCTGCACTTAACTCTTGCTCAAGCGCGTCACCACCAGCCTTGGCGGTAGCTTTGCGCGCATCGTTTACCGCCCTATCAACCCTGCCTACGGCACCCAATGGAGCGCCTATCGCAAAGCCTGCAATACTGCCGGTTAACGCTTGAGGTAGCGCATTGTCGTTAGTTATTGTCGGGTCTATTTCGCGAAGCTGATCATTGATAGTGGTGGCAGAAACATATTCTTGCCCAAACTCTTGCCCAGCCTCACTAGCTCCAGCGATGAGAGTATTGCCTTTACGGCTTTTCGCTAACGTGCCAGAAAACAAGCCCTTGGCAACTTTACCAACAACCATTTCTAAGCCTACGTTTACCGCGGCTAATTCGGGATCGCGGATTACCTCATCACGCGCATTTTCTGCCAACTGAGTGACGATGCGGTCAGCATTCGTTTGTTCGTCAGCGCTTTCATCATATAAGGAAGAGTTCCACAGCTCGTTGAATGCTGCGCTTTTATACACTTTGTCTCTGTCCATTTGCAGGACGGTATCATAGGCATCTTTACCTGCAAGGCCTTGAGCCGAACCCGCACCACCAGCAATAAAGCCAGCTTGACCGGCAACTCCGGCAAGGCCTCTGGTCGCGCCAAGCAATCTAGCACCCACACCTAAAGCGCCACCTGGCAGCGCAGATAAAGCGAGGCTCCCCGCGCCCTGCCCAAACAAATTCACAAGTGAGTTAATATCTGTAGCGCCATCACCAAGCACAATATTGCCGCTTTCATCACGATCAATAATACTTTTGCCCATTGACGCTTTGTAGTCGTCGGACATTGTTTTTGTTTGGTCGTCGGCCAAGCCATAGAAATATTGCGCGGCGCCATCGCCAACACCCGTGAGACTATCGGCTAGCGTAAACAATCCACCTACGCCGCGACTCATTCCCATTTGAGCCGAATCAGCAAAATTACCAAGCATTCCCTGTTGGCTTTTGGTGCTTGATTCTTCCCCATCCTCATTAATATCTGGCGCATCAATCGGATTAGCTTGTGCGTATTCCCCAAACGCTCGCCAATAATCTTCTGCCGTTCTGTAAGCCATAAATGCACCGCGCCATAATATATTAAATAAATTTTTTAGCTTTTAAAGTCATTACAAGCGGCCATCACGCGCTGCGCGAATCCCGTCAGGAGCAATATTGTAAAGTGCGTCAGAAGCCCACTTACCAGCCGAAGATAGCCCCTGACTCAAGAGCCCCACATTAGCCGGTAATTGCTGAGATGGAGGGGTGTGAGCAGCTGGAGAAACAGCCCGAGGCGGCGGCGCCACTTTTGGCGGAGGATTTTCTGGCTGATCCTTTTTAGGTGGGCCTATATCAACGCCTCCGCGCAAAAATGACTGATATGCTTCCCACTCAGCTCTACCCTCTTTGGTTGTTAAATCAATCGCCTTGCCGCTATTTTCATCGACATACCCAGTCACCACGCCATAGCCATCGCTGATTGCTTTAAATTTAGGCGTATAAGATTTAATCGCGCGACCGTCAGCGCCAAGACCTTTAGAAATATAGTAATCAGCTAATTCCTTTTTGCTTTTTACATCAGTGTTGGCGCGAGCATCAACCAAACCTAGCTCAGCCTCATTGCGAATATCCAGCTCCTCGCGGCGATTTGCAGTTTCCATGCCAAGCAACTCTTTGTCGCGGGCAAACTTGCCGTCTGCCGCCTCGGACGCGATTTTAGCTAAGCGAGCCTCGCGCATTTGCTGCAAGTGATCGGCATAAGCCATTTGTCCAGCTTGCGCGATGCCCTGCCCAAGACCTGCTAATAAACCATACTCAGCTCTGCCCGGCATACATACCCCCTACGCGATCAATTTCAGGTGCCAGTTCAGGATCAGCCGCCGCCGATTGAAGTGCGGCGGGGTCTAAGTCGTAATCCTGTGCAAGATTCTTCGCCGCCGCCATTAACGATTGCTCAATAACATCATCGTTGGTTTCTACAATGCCTGCGGTGTCGGCCATTTCTACTAGCATCATGGTTGTCGCCTCTGCTAGCGGCAAAATAAAATCTTCTGGTAGGTCCATTTTTTTATCAACGACCTCGACAATCTGACTAACAACCATACCGACCGCCACCGGCACTTCACCGCCAGAATTAAGCATTTCCAGTATTGAAGCGTTCGCCTCGTCAGACTGGTAAATCATGTTGCCAACTTCTGCTAGCGCTTGATCCATAATCTGCTCTTCTTCCGGGGAAGCTGTGCCGGCATCATTAGGTAATTGCGCCTGTTCTGTCTGCTGCTCAGTTTCACCCGCCTGAGAAAGTAAGCCCTTATCCATTATGACGCCCCTTGAGTCAGCAAGCCTTGGCTTGTGTACTTGTTGTTCAGGTTTTCGTTAACACGCAAGTTTTCAGGCAAGTACGCCTCGGTAGATTCCGCCGCGTCCGAGCCTGTCATTGGGTTATATTTATAGCCGGCGACATTATCGAAATTCACATCAGGCACTACATTGCCATCGATGTAGCGCTGGCGGGCTTTCTCCGCCTCTTTCTCGGCCTCCACCGCGCCCTTCGCTTGCATGGCGCCAGACGCCATATTGCCACCGACCATCATTGCGCCGTATTTCATACCCTCACTAAGCATGCCTGAGCTAGCACCAACTCCCGTGCCAACACCAGTACCAGTGCCAACACCAACCCCTGCGCCGCTAACACCAGTTACCGCACCACCATTCAATCCAAGGTTTGCGGCCGTAGTAGATAAGCCAGATGAAACACCTGCAGCTGCCGCCGCATCCGCTGTGGCAACACCGCCCGCAGTGGCCGCGCCACCCGCCGTACCAGTGGCGGCGCCGCCAGATGCACTTGTTCCAGCTCCGGCGCCAATCCCGAGTTGTCCGACTACAGCACCAGGTGATGCAAGTGCGCTTGCAAACGACATTGTGCCAGCGCTATTCATTGCTAAATATGCCGCGCCACCCACGTAAATAAGCGCAGCCGCAATCACAATTTTGCCTAAGTCGGATTTAGCAAATCGCTTTACCTCCCTGCCAACGGAGCGCAAGCCATCCACTACTTTGCTGCCAATTTTTTTCACGCCACTAAATACTTTTTTAATGCCGCCAGTGACTTTCTTAACAGCCTTCTTTATAGATTTAACCGGATTCCAACCCATTATCTGCGCTCCCAAATATATACGCCGCCTAAGCGACGGAAACCCGACCGCAGCAAAAACCGATCTGCTCTTGGGTCATCAAACATTAATGTCACCGTCGCAATGCGTATCGCCTTACGTGTGTTTACCCATGCCATCCACTGCCTAAACATCGACACTCCACTGCCGGAGCCAATCCATACCGACAAAGAGCACTGTTTGCGCGTGCTAAACGGCATACTATCCGTGTACGCCGCCAGCAAGTTTTCGCCATCTTCGCGGTAAAAGTGTTGCGATGAGCTTTTTATCTGCCGCAAACTCTGCAACAAAACCGCCTTATCCACACGAACAGATGGCAATAGGCTTTCAATTTTTGACATAACTAAATCAGCTGCACTTGTCATATATTAAGAGCCAAACCTGCCAATTATACGCCTTGATACGTCAGTAAATGCCTTCCCGTCTTGTGCGTACAACTCACTCTGAGAAGGAATAGCCTCCATTGTCCCTGTTGGTGTGCTCGGCTCTATCGACGCCCCAATAGCCACAGACTGCTCTTGAAACCTCGTCAGCTCAATATCACTAACGCCGGCCGCTTTTAAAAGCGCGGATTGCGTGGCAAAGCTCTTATTACTTAATTCGACAAGCTGGTTAATGGCCGCCGCCTTTTGCGTTTCGTTCATATCTGGGCTAGTGCTTATAGCGGCAATATTCTGCGCAAGGTCTTGGAATCGATTGGCTGCAGACTGCGACTGCTGCAATAGCGCCGCATTCGCATTTTGCATTTGCAGTAAATTCGCGCGCGAATCTTGATCCATTTCTTGCAAGACTTTTTGAAAATCAAACTGCTGTGAAGCTAAAGCAGATTGTTGGTCGGCGCTGTCTTTTTGTAATTGTTGGCTAATAGCACCCTGGTTATCCTGCAAGCCAAGCTGCCGATTGTCGGCGGCGGTGCCAAGGTTTTCATTAATTTGTCCTTGCTGGCTATTTAGTGCAGCCGTGTTTTCTGTTTGTTGCTGCATAGCGCCAGATTGTTGAGTCGCGTCTTGCGCAGACAACTTGGACGAATCGCTAGCCGCTTTTTCAGCCAAGCCAGTTTGGTTGTAGTAACCCTGTTTAGATAAGTCGGATTGCGCAAAGGTGTTTGCGTCTTGCTGTGCAATAGGTAATGCGGCATCGATCGCTGCAGCGGCGCCGGCACCGGCCGCAACACTACTGTTTAATAATCCACGGCGATTCGCTGTGGTTGCAGCCTTACCTTGTGCGCGCTTCATGTAATCGCTATTGCTGCCCAAAAGGCCGGTAACACGATTCTCCACAAGGGAGTCATCCGACACTTTAAAATCGGATGCCCGGTCATCGTAACTTTTATTTTCTGAAAAGCCGGTATAAGAGCGAGATTCCGGCGCGGTCACATTTACACCAACTTGTGTCGCTGGCGCTGCCTCCGTTCTAGGCATACTGCTAACGCTAGGCATTGCAGACTCATACGTCTTTGCTTCTGTGAGTAGACCTGTGTTTGCAGTAGTCACGAAATTACCCCTCTAATGTCTGTAGTATTAAGCCAAATACCGCCTTTGCGCGGAATGTCGTTACCGCGGCGGTCCGCAAGCGGGTAAAACCACATCTGTTATATACGCCTGCAAAGCAGCAAGGTTTGCCGACACTTCCGCATAGGTTTTAAATTGGCTTTGAGAAACGCTTAATACTTCAATGTCTGTAATGGCGGCGGCGGGGTCATCCATAAAGGGTTTGGTTCTGGCACTACTGGGCATTCTGGCGCCACCGTCATAGGCGCGCACCCAGTTATCAGAAAAAGTGCAGCTGCCAGCAGCAGGGTCGGTTTCAACATACTTAACCACCTCTCTATCTACATACTCGGTTACTATTTTTATTTCTGTGCGCCTAGCGTTATCAGCGCCCGCAACATCACTTAGGTTTTTTTGAGCCTTATGCTCAATTGTTCGTGCCTTCTCCGAGGATTGTAGAAGCGCCTTATTATTCTCGCGCTCCATCACTGCGATTTTTTCGCCATAGCGATAGCCTTGAAACTGGAACACTGCCAGCCCGGTTAAAATACAAAGCAATACAGCTATGCGGCTCGTCATGGCGCTGTTTTCCTTGTCGCTTTTTCGTAAGTGTCGCCGGCAATGAATGCACCTACCGTGGCGATAATGATTGACGCATACGCCGTACTATCAAGCTTCCCAAACCAAAGAAGCACGCTACACACAACGCCACAGCCTAGCGTCAGAAAGAATCGCGCTTCCCACGCCCTACTTATTTGCGCAGTCAAAGTTCTGCATCCACGCCGACAGCGTAATAAAACGACTCCATTACGCGCAGCATCCAGCCGCGAGCATAAAAATCGTCTAAGTCATCAAGCAACGCGTAATAACGCGCACGCTCTGCCGAATAATTAATGCAAAGCGCTTTTGCGGTATAGCGAGAAAGTGCAGTCGTGGATTTAGCCCCGAAATATCCGTCAGGAGTTGTACCAATAGCTGTCTGCAAGATTTTTATCGCTCGGGAGACTCCCGCGTTAACAGCAAAATCAAAAACCAAATAGTCAACGGGCTCAGGTAGGTTTGGAATCTTTTCCCAAAAATCACGACGATAAATGCCAATCGCATCATCAACCGTTAAAGCTTTGATGTTTAAATTAGGATACGACCTTTTTGAAATTCCAAAGTGTGTTTCGCCACCAGGATCTCGGGGGTCATTTACATACCCTCCTTCAGATTTAATGACGCGCTTCACAGCGAGGTCAAAACTCATCAACTACACCCCTTTAGTAATCATCCGCCTTGGGATTTAACAAGATTAACCAGCGCACTTATACCCCATGTGCCAATCAATCCGAGAAGACCAAACACCCCTGCGACCATTAATGCGCCAAACACCTGATTACGCAATTTGCGTACATCATCTTGGCGCCGCTCACGAACACGACGCTCGGAAGAAACAAACGTCAAAACATCCGACCACGCATCAGAATCTTCACGCATCTTTTTAATTAATAAGTGATCATGGTAGTGATCCTCTCTCGGCACATAGAATGGCTGATCAGATTCGCACAATTTCTTTGCGGTAAGATCGGCGATTGATTCAATATCTGCTTGATCGAGTGACACGGAACATTCCTTACTGGTAAAAATTAATTTGGTTGATGCTTTTCTGCGTATAGGCAGGAAAGGCGCCCCAAACAACAACCTTGCCTGAATCTAGTATCGCAATTGACTGATAATCACTTGCGCGAATGCGATTTACCCTGCCTAGCCCTGCTGGCACATTGCACTGCCCAACTTTGTTGTTTCCCCAGCAATAAATCACGCCATCATCACCTAGCGCGACGATATGATGTTTGCCGGCTGCTACATCAACAATCGTTGGTAGTGTGTCTGGCTGAGGTACCCAGCTTTGCATGTCAGGCTTACCCCAAACCGTGACCTCACCGCTATCATCAAGCGCTACCACCAAGCCAAACTGAGAGTCAATTTTGACTATATCGCTAAGGCCGCGACTGTATTGACCTGGCGCACCGACTGATCCGGTTTGTTCGGTATATGATGTTAGTGGCGACAAATAATAAGCACCCAGTGACGCCGGCCCCCAGCCATGCACAACGCCATCGCTACCAAGCGCAAAACACATATCGTTAGTGCAAGACACTTGGATCGCATTAGTAATTGGTAGACCGCCGCTTGGTAGGTAAGGATTATCGTCTACAGCGGGGCCACCGCTAGATGGCGCTGGCGGCCTATAAATAAGCGAGGGCTTTGGTCTAGGTGGTGGTGGCGAACCAACCTTGTAAGAAAGGTATTTGCAATCGACAGTGCCATCCTCAAGCACCACCGTGATGTACTTATAAATCGCAGAAGGAAGCGCCGTTACTTGTTTTGCATTTATGTAATCAAACAGAGCCCGGTTTCCATTATCCACAAATGGTGATTTAAGTTTTTCAAAAGCACCTGTATCGCTACCCCAACCCGCAATGCGTCCATTTGTCTGCAGCACCAAAACAGCGTAAGAGATACCATCAAAAACCACCGTCATATCGGTGTAGGCCTTGCGCAGAAAGACAGGAGCATTTCTTGTGATGCTACCTTCACGGCCCCACAGCAAAATGCGGCCGTTATAGTGCAGCCCGAACATTGCGGCATCAGCGTAAACAACCGGATTTTTTGCAAGAGGCAGAGTAAATACTGGCGCCGGCTCAGGTGGCGGAACAGGATCAGGGCTTGGGTCTGGATCTGGCGGTGTATCCGTTCCCTCGGTTGCCGCGCAAAACAATTGCTCGCCTTGCGCTCCCGATACTTGATCGCTCGTATTCCGGCCCCAGCCAACAATATTACCATTGGAGCGCGCTGCGAATATTGAAGAACCAGCGGAAGGATAAACGCGGACCGCATCAATCAGCGATGAAGGCGGGCTTGCCTCCCCGTAAGTGTTGCTGCCCCACGAAACGACCTCGCCATTTTGAAGTGTCGCGTGTGAACTAACGCTACCGCACGATATGGAAACTGCCGGTGATGAAAGCACTGGAACCTGGCATTGATCGTTATCATCATTACCCCAGCATACAATGCTGCCATCATCTTTAAGCGCGACGATATGGTAGTAACCACACGCTATGTCAATAATGTCGGTTGCTTCCACCGGAACATCCAGTAGCGCAACGGATGATCCATTTAACGACGAGGCCCAAACTGAAACCGTGCCATCACTCAATACGCCTGCGCCGAAATAAGAGCCCGCAGCAATTCCCGCGTACTCTTCGTCATCAGGTATAAGGTCGGTATCATCAACAATCTCGCCGGCCTCACCATTCCATGAATACACAGAGCCGTCAGGAAGTAAGCAGTAAAAATATGGCAGCCCACTTAGAGCAACAACGTCGCGAATATCCATGTCATCAGGTGGCGATTGATACAGCACTGGCGAACCACCATAGTAAGCTGCATTAGGCTTATATCCCCACACAACAGCGTCACCATCTGCCTTTAGCGCAATACCGCCCGTACCCGCCACACTCACTCGTGTAAATGTTGTTCCATCGGGTAAAACAGAATTAATCGCAGTTGGCGCGAACGCACCCCACGAAACCACAGAGCCATCGCACGCAATACGAGCACCCCAGCTATTTGCTAGAGACACTTTGCCGCGCGTATTTGATGTGGTGGCAATGCCAGGGGTTAATGCATTGGGGTCTGGGTAAGTGGGTGGTGCTGTTTCGCTATTTGGAACCCCTGGAATCCTGCTGGTATTCTCTGGCGTGTAATTTTCTGTGTATTTAGCTACTCCGCGTGTAATTAGTATTTCAGAAAGATACTTCTCACCACTGACACCGTATGTTGCATCCCCGTCACCAAAACGCAGAGAGGTGGTTTTATTCGGATTGCTTACTAAAAATTCATTTGACCTCTGACCATTGGCGAATATGCGAATTTTAGATGTAGATTGATAGTAGCATAAACTAAAAGACACCCACTCACCCGCCACCGGGCCGGCTGGTGCAGACGCCCTAAGCCCGATAGACTCCCTTATAAAAAATTGCCTTGCCTCGGAACCAACATTATTAGAAAATTCAACTAAAAAGCCGGAAACGCCATCAGCGTTACCACCGTAATGGATAATTGGAAGTGAATAATTTAACGCTGGCGTGGCGCTAATATAAACATCCAGTTCAATAGTGAAATCACCAAACAAGCCAAGATTCATCGTATATGAAATTGAACTGCCTGCAGGGCATTGCAGCGTATTATGGTTGTAGCGAGTATGAGTATCGCTAATCTCACAACTATCTACTGACACAGCAGAATGCCCAAACAATGACGAATCTATTATTGTTGTGTCGCCATCATCTTGATCCATAGGCGCAAAATAATAAACACCATCAGCTAGCGAATTCGATAGAGCACCAAATAAACCATGAGCCAGCGGGAGTATCATACCCGCTCACCACCGAGCCACCAAAATGTCGAGCTATAACGAATCAGCGACATTGGTGAATATCTGCTTGCCGACGCCACTAAGTCGCCAGATGCACCAATAGACGACTCTCCATCCTCCGAAACCGTAACAGTGCCGCCACCAGCCTGTATCAAAACGCACTGTATATTTCCGTCTAGCGCTAATGCAGTTGGCCCCGGCGCGGTAACCGTTACTGCATCGTCGCTAGCAAACCAAAGCACCTTTCCATTATCAGATTCGATAATTGAATAAGTCGTGTCGCTAATAGTTTTAATATTTGCATAGCTTACAGTAGAAAAGAATGAGGGGTCGTCAATAAGAGCAGCAGCAGCAAGCCCGGCAATATTCTGGTTTATCGTATTGAAAAGCTCGTTAACATAGCCACGATTCACCGCGTCAGTATCTGCCACCGGATCAGGAACCGTTACCGGCTCACTAAAACCAACTTTATCGTCGCTACGTGGTGCCGCCATCTTTCCAAATGCAGCAACAATCGCATTAAGCCGCTCGTTTATATCCTCGGCTTTTGCATCAGTACCCGAGACTAGATTTACAAACGGTGTTACCCAATCAGATGATGCCATTATCTATCCAGCCGTCTTTGTGAATAATGTATTGTGGCGCCGTAGAATGTGTGGCCGCCGTCTTCTTCGCCAAGGGACACTATCGACATTGACATATTCCGCCCTATACCAATCAAGCCCACATCAGCTAATGACTGTGTTCCGGCGTCCCATATAAAGTTATCCCACTGAGAGAAGCCCCATTGACCGCCATTACTTGCAGCAACCAAAGCCTCATTAATTAAAGAGCTCGGACTATCATTACTTCCAAATCCAAAGTCTGCTGAAATCAAAAGCTGCGCGGAATCTCCCTCTGCAAATAGATCAAGTACCGCCTTGCGATACTGCTTTCTTGAAGTGGGAGCACGCTGAAAAATAAACGGGAATCGTAGGTAAGCAAGGATATTGCCGGTGTCGAACTTGTACGATTTATTCATCTCGTAAACACCGCCATCCGTGCTACCGAATATCAGTATTTCTTTGCCGTTGTCGTCTTCGCCCGAGGCGGTGCACAGCACGGCATCATCAAAGCGAACAGGTGTAATGCCGGCGAGCTGCGATCCTGCAAACGTGAAATAAAAGCCATCGGTGCCAAAGAACAAACGGTACTGCGATTTATTCTTAGACACTATTGATGCAGTCGGCTGAATGTCGTCACGCAAGGAAAGTAATAGCGGGTTTACTTTGCGAGAAATCGCCGTCGCTTCAAAATCACCATAGGCTTGAGTCGTCGCAAGATTTTGCACGCCGCGGTCATCGAGCACTAATGTATTGCCACCGACCTCACCAAAGGAGTATGCCTTTACGCCGTGGTCAGTAAATTTTTGTAGCTGCCAAGAATCAAAGTCATTGCCGTACAGCATTTTAATGGTGTCATTGCACCCAATAGCGAGCACCCCACCCGGCAGAGACTTTGCTGAATTTATCGCGTCACCCACTGCAATTTCTGCAGCACCAAGAATTGCATCAAATATAAGCGGATTGCCTGGCGCACTCGAAACAATGCTGCCGCCCGCGTAAAACAGAAATAAGTGCTCTTTATGCTCAAGCACAATAACGGGGTAAACGCTGGCTACATCAGTTTTTATTAAGCTGAATATAGTGCCGTCAAACTCAAATACATCGCCGACACCATTGGCTCCATACACGGCACCCTGCCCGTCTTGACCGTAAAAGTTATGAGTATCAAACCGGTAGCGGCCACCAAGCGGTAGCGCATTATCAAACATGGCGCCATCGGCAACGGCGCGAAGTGTTGCGCCAGAAGACAGGTTTTCATCATCAACAAAGGTGCCGGTAACACCAGAAAGCGTCAGTCGACCATGACTATCGCCAACACCATTGGTGCCGCCAGCAAACACCACGCGCTCAACTACCGCAGTTGCACCACTAGTGCCGCCAGTAATTGTTTCGCCTTCAACAAAGTCAGACACACCGGCGTCAAAATCTATCGAGCTACCTAAGTCGACTTCATCCCACCCTGTTTCTGTCGCCTTAAATAATCCGCCAGCGCTTTCTTGGTCACGAATAGCGTAACGATCGCCATTAAAAATAAAGACACCACGAATGATTCCATTGCCGGGAACCACCGCAGGATCAGTCGTGCCATCGTACAAGCGATACCCGTCAATGCGGCGGTAACCGCCTTCCGGTAACTGCTCATAATTCAAGCACTCAATCAATGCGCCTTGCGGCAACTGAAAATAAGGCGAGACAATATCTAGCCCGCCACCAAACGGGAAGAACTCAGTAGCGACCGGCATTACTCTGCCACCACTACTAAATCATTATTCTGGCTCCGGGCCTGATACTTGTTCATCGCGGGCAAATAGCGCGCTTCGATATTGTTTAGTGCTTGCTCGTAGTTGAAGTTATGTGCGGACATTTCTGCGCTAGCTTCGTTGAACGAAGCCCAGAACCAGCAGGCACGCCATATAATCGCGTCCTCGTATATCTCACTAAACGCGGGTGCGCTTGCATCAGTGCTTAATACCTCCGGTTCCCGCCAGTATTCGTAATCACAAATATAAGCCTGGTCCGGTATCGGTATGAGCCGTATTTTGCCGCTAGGCAGAATGGTAAATGCGATAGGTGGGCCAACTCGCTGGTTGGATGTTTTAAGCGCGCGATACTTGTCGAAATCAATACTATCAAGCCGCACGCCCTCATCAGGAAAGTCGCCGCCATAAATATAAAACGCATCTTCATTTATTCGGCGTAAATCATCTTCCAGGTCATAGTCAGTGGCGCCACCCTCCACTGGTAGCGACCCCTCCGCCCATAAAAAATCCCAGTCATCCCATTTGTTGCAAATATCCAAATAGGCTTGCGCAACCCATGTTACGAGCTGCGCTAACTGGCCTTTTTGCGCAACAACGGTCGAGGGGCCGGTGCCTGCCGTGCCGGTTTCTTGCCTAACACGTTGAACTAACGCCAAGAATTGCGACATTACACATTATTCCGTGGCTGCAGGCTTGGCCGGTGCCGCTTTGGGCTTGCGTGGCGCACGCTTTTTAGGCGCAGGCTTGGCCGGTGCCGCTTTCTCATCAGCAACAACGTCTGCGCTAGTGTCGCCAGTCGAGGCATCATCGCCAGAAGTTTCGTTAGCCTCTTTTTCATCAAGCGCTTTGCTTGCGTCGGCAACAAAATCTACGGCTTTTTGGCCCGCTTTACGCGCCAGCTCACCATCACGACTAAAATACTTTCCGTCCTGAATGAAGCTAACACCAACATATCCGTCAACTTCGCCACGAATGGAGCCGAAAGGACGTTTTTTGTCTAGTTTAATGGCAGGCATACGGCCCCCTAATCTGCGTGAAAATAATATGGTGCGTTTTCTTGGAGGATGCGTTCATCTTCTAACTTACCCGACTTAGAAACAGAGCGTTCAAGGCGCTCCTTTTCACGATAGTGAAAGTCGTCATCGCATGATCCAAAGGTTTGTTTGCACGCCACACCATCATTCAGGTCTGCACCCTTCATTTCGGTATCGTGCTCGTAAGGAAGTTTATGTCGCATTTCAATTTCTCCTGAAAAAAAAGGGGGCATAGCCCCCAATAACCACCCAGGTTAAATGCGATCTGAACCTTTAGGCATCCGGTTCATACTTTCGTCTGGCGAGTACATATCTTTCGCGTCAAATCCCTTGTGCGAAGACAAACCCTCAGCCAAGTCGCTGCCGCCGATGCCCGCGCCCTTTTTGCCAGCCTTATCGCTGACGCCAAGTTTCTCGGGAGCTACGGCGATTTTGCCCATTGAGTCTTTCATAATGCTGCTCTCCAATTTGCTAAGGCAGAGCCTTAGAACCAAGCAATAACAACGAACGGCGAAGCAATACCGGCTGCAGCGCTACCATCAACACACTGAATTGTAGTCAGTTCAATTTGCGTATCAGTAACGTACTTGTCGATAATCGCGTCAGCGTCGTCTTGCGTGTTAAACGTATCGGTCGCCGCAGTGCCATCAGTAATATCAAGCAAAGCGAATGCGTCGGCATCATCAGCGGTGCCAAGCAATACTTTCCCGCTTGTTGCGTCACCAGCAAATGTTTCGGTGATTTCAGTCACACCAACATCCACAATGCGACCAGCGGTATAGCCTGCCGGCGCCTTGATTGAGCCGGCATAAGTACCAGCACCAAAGTCGACCGGGTTAAACGTGTATGTCACGACCAAAGGGTTGTCATACATAGCAATATCCTCTATCTAGCAAAGGGGGCTTGCGCCCCCGCCATTACGCGGCAGAACCCCAGCGCATGATGCGGCTGTTGTCTGCATTTGTGTGGCAAATACCAAAGCCGCCTAAGTAATACCAGGCGACACCCTTTGACCGGCCGTAGTCGGTAGGAATCTTCCCGCGGATCTCTTCGGGAATAACGATACCCTCGGCTACCGTGTCTGCACCGAAGAAGAAGGCCTCATCCGACTTAGCGTTAGACCAAGCCTTATTTGCAATGCTGGTATGCTCAGCAAAGCGGATGCCTTCATAGCGGCCAATCTCACCATTCAGAATCATGGCAAAACCTTCGTTCACGTACTTGTGAATATCCTCAAGTTCATCCTTGAAGCCGCGCAGCGTTGATGGGCGAGCCAATGAAGCGTAGTTCTCACCGTCATAAGGGGTGATGTTGCGCTCCTTCATTTCATCCGCGATCAACTTGATGTGCGTTTTGTTGAGGGCCAGGTTATTGGTTGCGGTTGGTGTGCCGGTTTCTTCTACTGTAATTGCAGTAGCAGAGTTACCGCTGGCAGGCGTAACAGTCAGCTTGGTTAAAGCAAACTGGTCATAAGCTGCAGTTTCAAGCGTTTTACGCGCGTCGTTTTTCAACACTTTGTGGATTACTTCAACCACGCTGTGTTTAGAAAGTTCATCCAGCTTTTTGCTGTACGGCACGGAGTTACCAAACTCGTCACACGTCAAACTTTCTTGAGTGATGGTGAAGTTGGTTTCAGGCATTGGCGAGTTTTCGGTTAAACGAGCGCCTTGGGTTTCTGCGTCTGAGTACACATCCCAATAGAGCTTGTCGCCTTTCGACTGACCTTTACCTTCTTTAATGTCGCAAAACTGACGGAAACGAGTCAGTGGTTGCAGCGCTGTGCGGAGTACATCAGACAATTCATCTGAGTACATATAGCCGCCAAGGGAATTAGTACCCCACAATTGACCTGCCATAATAAATTACCTCTACTAAATTAGTTGGCCCCTGGCGCGCTTCATATCATCAATGACATTTCCGCGTGTTTTGGGTGCTGGTTCATCTTTACCTAGCGAGGCTGGCCGGTTGGCTCCCCCCACTGTTCCCATTGCTTGCCGCTTACGCTGGGTTCGGTCTGACAAACTTGCTTCGCCGCGATGAGTTTTGAGCCAATCTCTCACTTTATTACCCGCCGCCTGCATGATTTGGTAGGGCTCGTAGTCAGGGTGCTCGTTTGCAACGTCTATCGTGTAGTCGTCAGCCATGCGCCAAAGCTTAGGGTCGCCGGCAATATCGTTAAACTCAGTTTGAAACTGCTTAACAGCCGAAGTTAGCTGCCGCTGCTTTTCTTGCTGAGCAATTGCGGCCTGTGTTGCCTGCCGCACGCGGTTATCAATATCGTCTGGCGTTAATCCTGTTTGGGTAGGCTGCTGCCGCCCTGCCATCAACTCGATAAGCGCTTTTTTTGCCGCGTCTTCATCACCTGAATAAATTGCATCCAATGTGCTTCCGACTTTGGCTTCAACGTCATCGCTAGCGCCCGACACTTCGGGTGGCTTGCTCTGCACTTGTTGCGCCGCTGATTCGCGCTGCAACAATAACCGTTCTCGTTCCTCAATCGCTCGCTCTCGATTCGCTGCTTCTGCAAGCCGCTTATCTGCTGCGAGATTCTTTTGAGCTGTGGCTTTTACTTTGCCCAGATCAAATTCTTGCTCTTCACCATCCACCTTTAAGCGCATATAGGCCTTGCCATCGCGCTCGTACCATTCCTTTTCAGGTGGCGGTGTTTCTGTTTTCGGAGGATCGGCCTTTAGCTCGTCATCCTCCTCTGTAAATTCTTCGCCCTCTTCCTCGGCGCGCTCCTCTCGGCGGCGCTTAACAAGGTCATTCATCTGCGCTTGGCGCGGATCAATGCCGGCGTTAACTACATCATCATTAGCCTGATTATCTTCATTCTCAGGGGTGCGCGTAATGTCTTGCTTATCTACTTCTTGCGTGCTGTCTCGCGACATGACTTACTCCTATACCGCCCTTCCGGGTAGGTGGTTAAAGCCCTAGCGGGCCATCGGTTGAAAACTCAATTTCATCAGCTTCTTTAAGCGCGCCTTCCGCGTGCTTGCCATTTGTAACGGCTTCACTAATAAAGCCCATCAACATTTGCGCGGAGCGTGCTTTTAAATGTCGCTTCTTAAACTCATCAGAGCTAGGGTCGACAGACTCGAGCACCCATCCGCTAAAATCATTTATCACTAATTCGCAGCGCCCTTGCAGGTAGCGGCCAACATTGGTGCGCAAAAAATTACTAAGCTCGATACCTAGCTGCGCCTCTGCAAACAAAAACTTCTCTTCGGGGGTGTCGAACTCACCAAAAGCGCCCGTAGCTCGTTGCTCAGATTCCACTTCCCATATCCCTTTTCAGTAGCATTTCATTTGTGCGATTACGCTCTGCCAAAGCAACCGTGTCGCGCTTGGTTTTATCTTTCTGTAGTTCTAGCGCGGTGCGCCGCTCGTCTTTGTCGCTATCCATTTGCAGTTTTGCTTGAAGCTGCGCATAGGTCATATTCTCGCGTGCGGCAATATCGGCCATGCGCAATTCGTAATCCTGCTGCAGCTTCTTATTCTCAATATCAAACTTGCGCTCCATTTCCTCTTTACGCAGCTCGTAATCGAGCATTTCAGGGCTTGGTGGCGGCTCCGGCTTTTCCTCGCCCTCATCCGGCGTAAAGAAGCGATCACCATTTTTATAGCCAAGGGCGCCAAAAACTTCGGTGCGGACCTCTTTAACATTTAAGTCGTCAAGGCCACCCGGTAAACCAGCAATAGAGTTCAGTCCGTACACCATGCGCTCTACTTTCTGTTGCGGGTTTGTTGCACCAATACCCACGTTTACCGTTAGCGTTAGTTCGCGCATTAATAGCTCGTCGGTGATTTCATCAACACCGAAGCGGTCCATTTTTGCGCCTTCCGCGGCAAGGGCAAGTATCGTTTCGTCACTTTCGTAGTGCTGTTCAAGCAGCATTAATTGCCGCAATACTGGCTCCACCCAAGTCTCAACCCATACCCGTATCGAATACTCGGTCACGGCGTTAGCGGAGCTGTTTAGCAGATTCATGCCGCCGACAGTTTCGTTTAACGCGCGGTTATTGCTTACGCTCGACTGACTAAACGCACCCATCATTTCGTCAAGCTGCACATCGAATCGGTCTTGCTCTGAATAGCTTGAGCTCGTCACATCGCTTGTTTCGAGTACGCGAATATCTTTTTCAGGGTCTTGAGTAACTACGGCGCCGCCTGGCACATTCCGCATTAGCGCGCCGGTATCTATCTGCTGACCTCGCTTGAGCAAATAACGCTTGTTAAGCACCAACTGAACATTATCAAAACGCTGGTTTTGCACATCGTTTGTGCCTTCCTGTAAACCCTCAATCATTTGCGTGTGAGCGGCAGGATAAGTTTTGTGCGCCTCAAGATTTGAGTAACCCATGACAATTGGGCGACGGTTATGGAAGTAGGCCTCAGATAATGGCACTGGGTCGCTAAGCATTAACTGCGTGCCCATAGTCCAAAACACATACTCTTCGCCGTTAATGCGAATAAAGTTTTCATGCGCCCACACGGTCGCGAAGTAGCCGTCTTCGGCTTCAACACTATCTGCTCTATTCGGCTCACGCGCCGATCTGGTTGAGTCGTACTGCTCGCTGCGAGTCGCAAGAATTTGGCCTAGCGAATACGTGCGCCACTTTTGCTGACCAGGCATGTCAACTTGCATTCGGTCGAGCGCGTCACCGGCATACATTGGCACTAAGCGAATAACGTAAGGGCTTGTGTTTATCGGGTCCCGCCAATCTGCGCTTGGATCGATTCGCAGGTTTTCAGGTGGGATCAAATCAACACACGGCTTATCCTTTACCAATTCCTTAGCGGCACTGGTCACCACCTCGCCGGCCTCGTCGCGCATCGGCTGACCATCAGGGCCATACATAACCGATTGAACTTCGCGCTCCATGTACTCCCAGTATTGATGAGAGATACAGACGCCATAATTCATGGTGTCCTGAAATGCGCCCATTGTGGTTAAGAACCAAGGAATAGATTGCTGTAGCCGGTATTCAAGCAGGGAGTGCATCAGGGCTGCAGATGCTCGCGACTCTTTGCGCGCATCGTTCAGTGGTGTAATAGAAACTAGATCATCAGTCGCGAACATGGCCGCCGCCACCGCCGCTTCATTCTGCCTTACAGCGCTGCGTGTTTTAGGCCGAAACACTCTCGACCGCTTTGCATAAGCAGCTGACGTGTATTTTGATCCCGGCGCAAAACGGTTATTAAAGTGAGCAAGGTTTTTCTCCCACTGTTTGCGCAATGAAGTATCGAGCCAAGAGCTAGAATCTCGAAATGCTGATGCCGAAAGGCTTAACCACCATGAATCTAGGTGCGCTTGCGGGTCTTCATCGATCGTAATTAAATCAGAAACACCCTCGCCTATGCCTAAATCACCAAGGCTGCCTAGCGTGTCTCGTTGTGGATTATCGTTAGCGCCCATCAAATAACGGCCTTTTAGCAAAATCACGTTTAAGGTCGGTTATTTCATGCGTAATAATTTGCCCGCGATGAACACCAAACCGCTCTAATATCTCGCCGCCTGCGCGTATGACAAGCCGGTTAAACTCGTCATCGGTTTTCAGGTTTTGAAGATGCATTACGTAACCGTGGGTGCCGCTTAGCGCCATGTTGTGAATGGTCGCTATCGTTTTATTAATATTTACTCCCCATAAATGTCCGGGGTATTTTTTTTGTAGTAACTGCGCAATACGCATAGCTAAAAACTGCTCAGCTGGTGTCGGCATTGCCGGCGCGTCATCATTCATCTTCTGATTCATCCAGCTCAATACCTGCAAATGGGTTATGGTTTGCGCGCTCATACTTCACAACGCCGCCGCCGAAGTGATAAACAGGTACCGCCGCCTCTCGCCGGCCCTCTGCCTGTTCAAGTAGTGCTTTCACATCAATTTGTGTCGCCATTACACATACTCCGGTTCGTAATACTCGCCACCAAGCGCGCTTTCGTCCCCTGGCTCATAACTAACTGCACCATCACCAAGAGGGACTGGCTCAGCGAATGTCAGTGCCACCGCATCGCCTTCATCGGGACTGCGCAAAATGCGCTTTTTCATGTCCTCTTTTTTCTCAAGCTGCCAGCGACCATTGCTGTCAAACTTGTATGTCACCGCACCAATATCCGCGGCTAAAGCATCCTCATCCGGTATGCTGCAAGGCCCATCCTTGAGCCACTCCCTAAACTCACCCCACATTTCTGTGCGCTTGTTGTAGTAGTGTTTGTCATCGATCGCTCTCTCAGAGCTATTAACAGCGACTACAATGTTGGCAAGGCCAAGCTCTCGCAGCCGGTCGACAACACCGGCGCCCACACCAATCACATCAACAAAAATCCGTTTAAATCTATGGCGCCTATGGAGTTGAATAATCTCGCCAACGGTATCCATCGTTGAATACTTGGATTTTGAAACTACCCAGTGGACCTTGCGGCCCTCGCGAAACGCAAAAGCCGTTTTGTCATCACCAAAGCGGGCAACATCAACACCAAGTACCGGTGCGCCAAACGATTCAACAGACGCCTTCCGTGCGCGCTCTATCAATTCAGTTGCTATGAAAGCAGCGTCAGCGGCTGCGCGGAATGCCTCGGCGGCAGTCACTGGGTATTCTTGTTTGAATAATTCGGGGCCAAGTTCTGCTATTTTTTTACGGCGCCACGCCATCTGCTGCATGTCGAGCCCATACAGTTTTGCGTGCTCTTCCTCGTCCTCATCCAACTGAATTGTTGTATTTAGGCGGTAACCGTCATCCCAGAACCAAGGAACAAACACCGCCTCAAAATCAGTGTCGCCTTTTTCGGCTTTAACCCATTGCTCATGAAAGTAGTTACCAATACCGTTCGCCGTCGACTCTAAGTAAACCTCGGTGCCATCCGCATCAACGCCATCGGGTATGGCCTGCATCAAGCCTGCAGCGTGTGTTTCAGCGTGCGGCCAGAACGCGACTTCCGATCCGTGAAAGTATTGAAGCGTGGACGAGCGCCCTACGCCTTTGGTACCGGCAGTGCCGACTTTGTACTCGCTATTGATTTGGTCGAATGCCAGCTCTTTTGCGTTACTGGTACCCAAAACCGGCTTAACCATCGACGGTAAGTGTTCGTAATAACGCTCAGTCATTGCGAATAAGTTGTCGGTGGCGGCTTGTTCGTGCGTCAGAATGAAGGCGCGCACACCTTTCCGGCGCGTAACCTTCCAGGTGATCCGGCCTTCAATGTAGGTGCTTGCTCCCTGCTGCCGGCCTTTCAACAAGATCATGCGAACATAGCCGCGCGTCGCTAACTGCAGCTCCGCTCGCTCATGGATATATTTTTGTGCGCGGTTTAACTCAAAGGGGATAATCTCGCCCCTCTTCGTTCTCACTTTTAAGCAGGTTTGGGCATAGAAGCCAAAGTCAGTATCGAATGCTTTATGTAAACGCCGCTGGCGCTCAAGTAACGCGGGGTCTATCTCAGTGGGCCTTGGCATTGCCGCGACCCTCTAATCGTTTTTCAGTCTCAGCTATCCAATCCTCAATGCTTATTTCCTTTTTCACTTCCAGCACGTCTTTAAACATACCCAAGTGACGCCCAAGCTCTTTCGCTGCACTGATTGCGGAAACACTGTTGTAAGAAATTTTTACAGCCGTATTGCCCTCGTCATCCATCGCGAAGATCGGACGGCGACCAAGGCTTGTCTCAACAACCTGGTGAAGCGCCTCAATAACGTAAATCTCATCAACCAAAACGCGCTCGCGCACCTCGGCTTGAAGCTTCTCTATCTCAGCTCGAATATTAGGATGGTGAATCATCACATAGCCGTGACTTTTAACCGTTGTCTCGGCATAGCCACCGGCTTTTAACGCTTCGAGCGGGTTCCAATCGAGAATGAATCGCTCCGCGATAGTGCGGCATTTCTCAGGGGTAGGTGCATAGGTGCCGAAAATGCTTTCGACATAAGACTGCTTAACGGGCTTTGGCTCGCGCTTAGCTCTCGGTGCGGCCTTTTTAGGTGCGGGCTTCTTTGCTGCTACAGGCCTTTTAACTGCCGGTTTCTTTACTGCTACTTTCTTCGCTGGCGCCTTACGGGTGGCCGGCTTCTTTGGTGTAGCTTTCGCTACAGGCTTTCTAGTCGTCATACTCATTCCATCTAGGTGGACAGGTACGCTTCACAGCGTTCCGTGTCGCCATCGCGGCGAGGAGTGGGTAATTTATGACAAATAGAGGGGTGCGCGTAATGTCTTGGTTACATTTCGCCGTAGAGGCGGAGGGTGCCGACAAATTTATCTGTTAGATGATTGTCTGTCCTAATTCTGACTCTAGTTATCGGGTCAGTTACTGCGCTTTTAAGTCCGCCATCCCCGATCATTACGCTGTTGCTAGCTCGATAATAATTGTACCTCGAAGCGGCTTGCTTACCGATGGTGGGGTGCGCGTAATTATTAATTGTTATACACACATAGCCGTCATAATTTGCGGGACTATTCGCAGCAGGACAATGTGCAAAGCTTGGAGTAGCCGACTCGTCCTGCCCGCTCGTAGTATCGTACACGTACCGTTTTGTACAATGATAATTAGCTAGTGTTTCGTCATTATTAAAGAAAGCACGCAAAAGATCGTCAGTTGTAGCCGCGTCGCTTAACAGATAGCCCTCAATCACCAACCTATTAAACCCCTGCGGAATATTATTAAAATCAAACTCGCCCGCCGAACCCAGCGTTATCTCCTCGATAAGCACCTTGCCGCCGCTTTGCGGAATCAGTCGCCACTCATCAGTAGCAATACGCTTGAGCGTCCACACCATCGACGGCCCGATTGAAGATAGTGCTTTTATTGTGACGCCAGAGCCTTCAACGAATGTCACAGCATTACTATCGCCGCAGCCGTGAATCTCAGCATTAAGCGGCCATGCAACATCGCTTTGTGGGGGTACGGTTATCTCTAGCCCGCTTGCATTGGTCGCCTCAATCCATTTGCCAAGATCGCCAAGGCCAAGGGTGCGGGTAGTTGTACTGTCTTCTTGTACGTCGCTGAATGGGACTTGCGCCGGGAGGCGAGTTAATTTAAGCCCTGTAAAATTAGTACCTTTTAGATCATAAACAGCGCTATCACCATTTATCAGTGTATCTATCGTTAAAACTGATTCGGATGACAGTGTAAGGCTGGTTGAAAAATTCACTCCAATTGCTGACTCATCAGTAAATTCATAAATAAAAGAATCTATTGTGGAGCTGTCTATTTTGACAAAAACCTGCGTTTGATCGCCAGTTGAGCCGCCAACGAATCTGAGTCTTCCGGTAAGCATATATGTGCCGGCTTGAACAGTTATACTTCCGGCGCTAACAGAAGCCCAATCTTTAGCGCTCGCCTCCGTATTCCATGGAACCGTATACACAGCGCCATTACCGGTTACATTGTTTTGATCGGCGCTTAAGCTTAATTCATAAACCTCAGCACTCGCTCCATCAACATTTATAGTGCTTGTTATTGCTCGCGCAGCCAGCTGGTCTAGTGCCTCAGCAGCATCATCAGGTGCCGGCGACCAGTCGCCCGCGTCATCCGGCGTGTAAGTTAAATCAGCCGCATCCGAAGCGCCGCCGCTTCCGCCACCGCCCCCACCAATCTTAATCAGGATCGTCTTTGGCGATATAGCCACACCAATGGGCATCACGTAGCCAGAAGCAGGCTCAGTCTGTGTTAGCGCGCCATCAACACCAACATAAACCTTGGCGCCCGCCGTCCAGCTCCACGACTGAATAGTAAGCGGTCCACTGTACTGAATATTAACCACGCGCCCGGCAGCAAACCCTTGGGTCGCAATACCTATAATTTCACTAGAATCTTCGTTGTCGTTGCTTGCTAGTAGTGCGAGAAGGTCGTCGCCTTGATAGACAACTGAACCAGCCACACCAGCCTCACCAGTAGTAAGTCTTATCGTTGCGCCAGGGAATGTACCGTCAAACGTAGATAGCCCACGCTCTTTAGCATGAGCGCGGGGTACATTGGAGTGTCTTGAGCCAGTTGATTTCGTCATAGCTGACGATTTTGCGAGGAATCGCTATGGCGCGGAATGTAGGTTTTAAAATAACACGACGTTGCGCGGGGCAGAGCCCGCGAACTGGGTGTTATCTTCCTAGTGCCAAAAACTGCTCTGTGAGCGTTTCTTCCGGGACCTCTCCGCTGTATTCATACCCACAATCACCACAGGTAATGACGCTGTATTGCAACTCTCTGCTGCTGTCAATTCTCAAACAATCGGACTCACATTCCGGGCATGTCCCAAGCGGATTCTCGTATTCGGGGAATTCGTCAGCATCCAAATATGATCCGCATTCTGGGTGATGCGAGCGAGGCGTTTGTGGGTCCAGTGTTCCACAGCTTACGCACCACGATTCACCCTCTACGGCCTTGCCAAGCCACTTGATTTTTGGGTCCAGCGTGGCAAATACTTTCGGCTCAACCGGCAACTTCCCAAAAATTTCAATCAAGCTATATTCCATTCTTCAACTCTTCAATTTCCAATTGCTGTTTTACGATCAATTCATCTTTAGTCATAAGCCTATATCCTTGAAGACTTTTTGCCGACGCAATCATAAACAATCATATCCTTCGGCCTTTTTGGCTCCCCGCCATAAATAAAGTCCATCAGCTCGCGTAGGTCTTGCACCCCGTAATGGGTTTTCTCTGCCTTCTCTAACTTGCATGGTTCGCCGGCCGTAAGTTGCGCCTCAATAAACCTTGCCGCCTCACTTCGTGACTTCATGATGGGTCATCAGCCTGTATTTTTGGGATAAAAACGCTTTCGGCCTGGTCGGTGCAGTCCTTTATGGCGTCAGCCAAATCACACATCGGGTAAATCCAATTCCTATCTAGTGCCGATCTAATCTTCCGCCACTCACCGAGAGTAAATGTAGCTTCAAGCGTAATCTCTATACCTTCTGGTTTTAGCACTTGTGCCTTAACTTTTGCCATCTAAATACCCACATTACTTATCATTAAAATCTTTGCGTTGGGCCACCTGGCTATTAATTTCTGCTCGGCCACCCTATGTGTTGTAGCTATTAGGTAAAATCGCTTTCTGCGCAACAACCCTACGGGCTGATAAAGCTCAATCATGAACCATTGGCTTCGCCACATTTTCGGGCGCTTTCTCTTTCTGCTCACAACTGCCCCTTTCTTACTCACAACCGATCCTCGCCATACTCTCTAACTTGCCACCCCCACCACGTCTTTTTAACACCACACGCATAGTCGCCAGATTGATAGCGACGCAATACAGCGTCGTGGGTAAACTGGAAAGAATAGTGCTCCAATAGTATAAGGCCTATCGCTATGAGCCATAATCCGGCGATGAATTTGCACATATTACAGCCCAAGCAATGATTTTATATCTTTCACCCGCCAGGAAAGAATCCTATTCACTCGCACTGGTTCTATTGGGCCGCTATTTTTGCAGGCCCATCTTCGCATTGTTTGCTGACTCCGATTTAAATAAAACGCGGCCTCTGCCGTTGTGAGCACTGGTTTGGTAATTGTCATAATATCGGGGAAGCTTTTACTATTCATAAGACACCTCTCTGTTTTTCCATCTCTCTCCATGTACCAATAAAGCCTAAATTCTTATTGCACTTACAGCATATCGCATCGCACGAATGGTTTTCTCGCACAAAGCCAAAATGCTTACACCGCCACTGCTTAATCTTGTCAATACTTATCGCTAACAGCAGCAATACAGCAATAGCCAAGAATACAAACAGGCTTATTGCGTCACCTATCGTCCAAATAAACATTACACTCTCCTCGGTGGCTTCCACGCGCGCAAAATTTGACGCGCATTCATATTCATTGCTGCACGCTCGCGCCCTTTATCTGTGAGCATGACGTGCTGCCTGTCGTCTGTAAGTTTCACTAGTCCTAATGGTTCAAGAGCCACTAGCGCCGCCGTCAATATTTTTGGCGCCACTGGTACCTGGTACGCAAGATTGCTAACTGCGCTCCACTTGAACTCGTCGCGGTGGATGTTTACCAGTGTCGCGTCTAAAAAATATGGCGTCGGCCATGTCGTCGGCGGGTACAGTTTTGTGCCATCCGTCGATATGTACCGGCGTATCACATAGAGCTGCGCTATCCTGGCCACCGTTCTACGATTAAATTCAGGGTACTTGTCGCAAATATCGCAGACAGTTACCCCCCGGCTTCCGGCCTGCATTATCATTTCCCGCGTGACTACCGCTGTACTCAAATGCTCGCCCTCGATATTAATCAAAGCTCTCGCGCCAGTAAGTGAAACTTGATCTGCTCAAGCTCACCAATCAACCTCATTCGGTTATCTGAAACCTGCGTGTGCAAACTGTTTACTCGGTTGCCGCGGTAACTCATTACGCAAACTATGTCTTGCAAGTCGCCGGCCTTGGCGTCTTCAAGCAATACCGTCAAATACTCAATGACTACCGGGTTCGGCCCCTTCTCTATCGCTACTAACTTGTTATCGGTCATTGTCATCACCGGAAATTTTTACAAGGCACTGACCTGAATCGCGCAATGCTAGATAGCCAACATAAGCAGCATCGCGCCCAGCCTCTACGCCTTTTGCCCACCCTGTCACAGCCTCAAACTCACTTAAACCAGACTCCCACTCCATTCTCTTTTTTGCGTATGCTGTATGCGGCTTATTGAAATGATCTAAGAAACGCTGCAGCTCTACTTGCGATTGCTGCCTCCTTCCAAAATTGACAGCAAGACCAGTCTGTATCGCCGTGTTTTTATATTGGCTTCGCTTACAGCTAAATTTTTCAGCCAGTGTGTTCTCAATACTAAAAAGCACCTCAACTCCTGCGAATCGCTCAATGATTCCAATTATCTGCAAATTAGTTGAGTCTATTAATTCACCGCATTCATAAACAGCCACGCTATGACTACCGACCCCAGGCGATATACCAACTATAATCATCCAGCTTTCACCTCTACCAAAACCGCATACTCCTTTGGCTTCCCTTGCGCCTGCCCATACTCCCAGGTCACAAGAGGATCGCGGTCATCAATACCAAGGCGGTCAGCAATCCCGTCGCGGATACTTTTCATTGAGCCTCGCAAGTTGTCGTCGTCTAGTTCTCTCGGCGCTACTCGAACCAGCTTTACTACGCATGGCGGTGTCGGGAGCTTTCCTTTTGTTAGTAAATACGCGGCCTGTCGCTCTGATTTTGCCCTGCGTGCCTTCTTGCCCCAATGCTCGCGCTGATTAGCTAAACTCACTGTGCGTAGTGGCAAAATTATTGACGCAATCATGCAACCCCCTGAATCTTAATCAGCCCGCTTTCAATCCACTGCATTTGAGTTTCAGCTAGCGCTCTAAGTAAATCAGCCGCAGTAAACTCACCCCAAGCCCTACCATCAATTACCGCATGGCAGTGCTCGCACCCAAACGCCGCAAAAACATCAGGAACCTTCATACCCATGCCGCCAAAACCTTTTATCGGTAAATGGCAAAGCACCACTGTTTCATCGCTTGCACACGGCGCTATGCGTAAAGTGCATGATTGGCCCCTTGCGCTATCGCGTAGCTTTTTGCTGACTACTCGCATTACTCACAACCCCCTATCTGCCTGCCATCTGGCGTGGTCATTAACGAATAATGCACCGGCCCCTTAGCGCACCAGAAATACCAGTCTTTACGGAAGCGTGGCCCTGTTATAAATAACGTCCAAGCCGGCCCACCATCTAAAATCAATCGGTGCTTATGCTTCGCCCAGCGGAATACCGGCCGGAATCTCGGCACAACTCGCGTATCCTCAAGAGGCAACTTCTCGCCATGTAGCGTCCATTGGCTACTTTCATATATTTCTAATAAATGGCCTTTCAGTAGGAATGAAACGCTCGCCCAGGGATGGCAGTGCAGGGCTCTATCGTCATCGCTGCCGGTAAATTTGTGAGGTAGATATTGAAAATCGGATTGCGTGGAATAACGTGCCAGCGGCTTAAATAGTTCTCGCCGATTACCTTGCTTGGTTTAATCATGCCGCGTCACTCTCCTGATAAGATTCTGAATACTCAAGCTCTCGCATAGCGCCTTGCTTAACATCCAACTCATTCACCTTGCCTCCGGGTATTGCTCTATATTTTTTAAATCCGGCTCAGTCAGCCTCATGCCTAGCCCTGTAAAATGGGTATAAACATCATTCAAATACCTAACTTTCTGCTTTTTCGACATAAGCCTAGTTACAGGAAAATCAAAGGGCTCCTGCATTAAGCTCAGCTTTGTTTTGTATGGCAGCGGCTTAAATACTGCGTCGTATCGCTGCGCAAAACTGTCGCTCTCTTTCAGTATCACAATGCCGAAATGCAGCTTGCAGTACCCTCGGTATTCTTCTGCAGTACAATCGCCTTGGCGCTCAGCCTCGCGCATCCATAAGCGCTGCAGTTTATTTTGCTCGTTACTGCGGTCTTCTTCGGCAAACTGAACCAATCCACTTAAACCGATTAATGAGCGCCGAGCAGCCTCCTCGGTACACGTCGCCAAGCCTTGCGGTTTATTTAAGTCGTAAAGAACCGGCATCAAACCCCCGCTGCAATCGAATACAAACACGCAAACATCAGCGCCAAGCTAATCGCAAACGGCAAAGCCACAAACGCACCGCGCCCGTTCTGAGTCGCTATGTAGCAGCGGTAAGCCATCAGCGTTGAGAGCAGCAAAACAAAGCCCGTCATTTGCGCACCACATCAGTACGGGCCCATTTTTTCATAATGTCTTTTGCCGGCTTTCCGGTGTTCATAACAAACTGAATAGCCTCAGTGCGCTCATCGCGGCCAGCGTTGTGCTCCCGTAAAATATTTGACGAATCAGATTTACCGCCAAGGTCACGACGAATGCGGTAGTCGCCCATTTCATGCGCTGCCAATGATTGTTTTGCTAACTCAAACCCAGCGCATAATTTTGTATTTTCCAATCTCACACCCTCTACGCAGTTAAATCTAAATGCCCAGGCAGCCACGCTTTCGATAAAAGCTTCGACGGCAGCGTGCCTACCTTTTTCTCGGGAATAAAAACCACCGGCTTAACCGGCTCAGAAAGCGAGAGATAAAAATACCCAGTGCCAGCGGGGTTTTTAATTCTGCTTACCCAGCCCAAATCGGCCAGCTCACGTAAACGCTGATTTGTTGACGTAATGTTGTATTTCACCGCCTTGGCAATATCTTTCGCAGGGCAATTTTTGTTTGCATCAACGTAGCAATGAATCTCATATCTCTTAATTTCAATGTTGTCAGCCTGCTCTTTCGTTAAACTCACGCAGCCACCTCGGCAACAACAACGGCAAGATACAAACGGCCCGCCGGACGATTAGTGATTGAGCACGGCGCCTCACCGTGGCGGTCATCAAGAACACCCTCGGCAACAAGCTCGTTAGCGCGGCCAGAAATCGACGACTGCCGAATCTTGGTTAACTCCTCAAGCTCGCGCCGCGTTCTCCCTGGGTAGCGCCGCACCGCGTCGTAAACCCGCAACTCTTGCTGGCTAAGCACGTCCCGCAAATCGTAATAAGTTTTAATGCTCATCAAATTCACATTGGTTTTCATCACAAACCCTCTGCCCAAGATTTATCGGTGTGTTTATCAAGAAACTCGTCGTCAGCTACCCGTCGCCACTCAGCGCCATAGCTTTTCCACTGCTGGGGGCAACGCTTCAGAAATGCGGCGTCCCACGAAGTTTTGGAGTCGGCCCTGTCTCGCCAGTAGGTTTTAAATTCCACTAGCTGCTCAGAAATGAACTGACTGGGAATGCGGTGTAATTGGGTTAGCGCTTCAATCGTCGCCGGCGCCGGTTGCCAGTTGTCGATAAGCGATTGGTGATTTGGGATTTTTGGCGGCGGCGTTACTACTACGTCAGTAGTAGTAACCTCTTCTCTTCTCTTCTCTTCTCTAGGTAACGCACCTAGCGTTACTTTTGCGTTATCAACACCGTTAGCATCAGCGTTACCTTTTGCGTTACTTTTGTCTTTTATTTTATGATTCGCGACCCTTTTAGCCGTTAAAGCCCTGTTTTTAGCGGTTTTCCCGTTATGTCGGTCAAAGTTTGGAAATTCCACGCCGTCATCAGCCAACAGCAGCCAACCAACACTTATCATTGCGTCTGCAAAACCGCTAACGCCAGCAGTACGATCAACTAACTTTTTGGTAACGCAGCAAGCGTTACCATTTTCAGTATGTTGGTCAGCCCAAATCCAAACGCAAATTAATGAGCCAAATGCATGCTCTGGCTCAATATCACAAACATCAGCGATCTTATAAACCTCTGGCTTGGTCGGCGTTACGCTTTCAACCTTTATCCAATCCCCCGCCATTACTAAGCGTCCTCCCACTGCAAAGAATCAGCGCCGTTTATTAGCGCCATGTGCTGCTTTGCAATCTGGATATAGGGATCAATATCTTCTGGTCGATAGCACTTCATTTCTGCAGGAACGACCTTGAGGCCTAGTGTTTCAATAAGAATAGTGAGCTTTGATAAATGCTCAGATTGAAGGCGGCTAACCGTCGATTCAGTGACGTTCATTGCTAGCGCACATGGCGTTTGACCCACCATTGCAAGCCGCTGCAATATTAATGATTCATACTTGCGGGCTTTTTCGTTCATCATTCCTTACCATGTGAGTGCGTTGATTATTTAAGCTAACCAAGGCCTGTTTATGCGCGTTCCTATCATTCACAACTCAGCCGTTAGGCCCTTCTGTCATAGCGTCTGCCCCGGCATTCGCCCTTACTATGTGCCGGTTAAGCCCGTGCTTGGCGCCGAAATCAACAATTGTTTCCAAGTCGTCAAAAAGCACATCGCGACTCAAGGTGGAGAACAAGTTTTTGGCTGGGCCATCTGGCATTGGCCCAAGGTAATGATCGAAGCGGAGGCCCATTCCGTCTGGCGAACACCCCAAGGCGAACTCGTTGACATCACCCCCAAGCCAAGACCGTTTCGCCGCATCCTCTTCCTTCAAGACCAACACCTTCTTTACGAAGGCGCCCCGATCAACAACATTCGGAAGGCGCTCGCAAAAGGCCCTGAGATCAGGCGATTCATCACCCTCTGCGAACGACTTTTCACAATCCAATACGAGGCCGACATAGGCAACAAACACAACATGATCGAAATCGACGCTGAGCGGGTTAGTCCAATAATTGACGAAATGCAGCAGCTTCAAGCGTGGCTTGCCAATCGCTTCGGTGCTCCATGAGGTTGAACGAGACTTGCGTAGCAGGGTCATCATAAATAGGGCTCCGTGGAGGCTTGGATGGGTTTGAGTACATGCTGACCTCTATTTAAGCTGCTTGGTCTGGATTGCCATAAATGTCAGGACGCACCATCGCCGGTGTTATATTTTCGTCAGCACGAACAAGCCTGTTTAGAAGGCTTATGCCGGCTCGGCGATTCCCACCGGCAAGCTGAGCTAGTGTATTGACCGAGCTATCCGCTTTTTTTGCTAGCTCATCTTTCTGGGTTGCACTCAAAGAGCGCCAGTATTCGGGGAATGTTTTCATGGGAGGGAATTTAGCACGCGCTAAATATAGAGGTCAAGCAATTGCTAATTGCTTTGAGTTAGCTTGTGCTAAATAATTTGCGGCTATGAATACTGACGAATTACGCCGAATAAAACTCTGTGACCTCATTAATGAATACAAGGGGGCTCAGCAAGCATTCGCCGACGAAATAGAAGAAAGCGCTAGTTTTGTAAGTCAAATGAAGAAAGGGCACCGCCCCATCCCTGACACTGTTGCTAGAAAGTGCGAAAAGGCGATGAAGAAGCGTCCATTTTGGATGGATATTCCGTATGGCGAGGAATCATCTCCAGAACTTGAAGAAGTTTTGCAGAGATTTCCGCAGGCAAGCGCGGAGCGTCAAAAGATAATTCTTGATCTGTTGCGTTCAAGCAGTTCGCCAGAAAAATAACGCATTGCACGCGCTCAACCTCAGTGAAGCAGGATAGTAATTTTATTATCTCTTTGTTTTCCATAACGGCCGACCTCTCCCTAATGGTTTCCGCTGTTCGCTCGTTTAGATCACTAGGGGATTGAAATACTACTGTATGAAACCACAGTTCACAAGCACCAAAAACACTAAACCTGAATAAGGTAATACAACGGATATTTAACGGAATAATATTTAAAGGAACAGGGATGAATACGCTACAAGCCACGAATACTCTACGCACAGAAGCAAACCCCGCCGAGTCAGTTATCAAAAATGGAGCTGCCATGAAATACTTTTTATGTCTATTTTTCACCTTCCTAGTTGCGTGCGGTGGCGGTGGAGGCGGCGGCGGTAGCAGCCCTGAAGATGGCGATAACGGCCAACCGAATACGCCAACCCCAACAACAAACGGCACACCAATAGCGAAAGCTGGCGATGACCAAAATGTGATTACTGGTAGTTTTGTTTCGCTTAATGGGAGTGCAAGTTCAGACCCAGACGGCGACCAATTAACCTTCCAATGGACATTTTTAGCCAGACCTAACGGCAGCAACGCAATACTAGACTCCTCGGTGCTAGAGTCGCCAGGGTTCACCGCTGACCAAACCGGCACATATCAGCTTCGCCTTGTTGTTAATGATGGAGAAGTAAGCAGCGCCCCAGATTCCGTCACTATTATTGCCAGCCAAAACAATCGAAAACCAACTGCCAATGCAGGGCAAGATGTTGAGGTTCTTGTTGGTGAAACGGTAAACCTGAACGGTGCACTAAGTAGCGATCCAGACGGCGACCCACTCAACTATTCTTGGCTTCTGGCTTCAAAACCAGCAAGCAGCTCAACATCATTAAGCAGCAACACCTCAGAAACACCCAGTATATTTATTGATGTTCAAGGCGCATATGTCATTCAGTTAGTGGTGAGTGACGGCCAAGAAGATAGCCAAATAGACTCACTCCTTATAACCGCCGATTCAGTACCAGTAAGCACCGGAAACTTATATTTATACGGAGGGTTTAATCACGAGGTATTTTTAGGGTGCCTAACGTGCGGCAAATTCATCACCGACTCAGTTTGTAATGAATTTGGCACCTACGGATCAGAATTTCAGGCAGAAAGCATTTGGAATCAGTTTGGTGTTTATGGCTCGGAATTTCAGCAGTACAGCCCGTGGAATGAATTTTCGATAACCGGACCAGGTATTTACAACGAAAATAAAAGCATTTTTTACGGCACGTTTACCATCAACGATTTTGATGCCTCTCAAACTACAAACCCAACAATCAAACAAGTATTAGATTACTTCAAACAAACCGAAGACCACCAAGACACAAGGGATTACGCTTGTGAATAACGGCTATACAACTCCAATAGGCAGCTCTATTTATACAGAGCCGTAACCAAGCTACCCAACAAGGAGCCGAAATGAACACCACTCCCATTCTGACTCCAGAACTCGCAATAATATACACGCGTGTATATGGAGTTTTACGAATCATCGCAATTCTGGCGGCGATAAATCTTTGGCTTCTAGTTGGGCTTGCGTGCTTAATTCTTTATCTACACTCACCAGACTATCTAGGCCGCATCTTAAAACCCGTCCAGGCATTGATGATAATAGGTCTATCCCCCATCGCTTTTGGAGTTCTAACCTGGCGGCTTTTTGAGCAAGCTTTTGGGATCTTCTTAAACGGATATTTTGCAAAACACTTGAAATGAACGAACGGATGGTTTTCATTTTCCCTCCTTAAAGGCATAAGTATGGATATATTTAAAACATGTCTATTCATAGATGGTATTAATGAAAGCCGATCCTTTTTAATCGACACCATATTTTACGAAGGCGAATGGTGGCTCGTTTCAAGCTGGTTCTACCACGATATAAAAAATGAGAAAATACCAGACCGATTAGTTCGACTGACCGGACTTGTGTATGAAGAAGTGGGTCATTTGGATTATCGTTTTTTCCGTAACCGTCCGGCGAACTCACCTTTCCATTCGATTTTAAGCTAG